CTTCAACTCAGGAGACCCAGCAGGCGGCACAACACCGGGCGCCGCAACAAACGGAGTATCCACCAACGCTTGCGAGTCCGCGACGCCAAGAGTATCGGAGTCGATCTTACCGGCCATCGACTCCAACGCCAGCAGCGGGATCGGGCCAACACGCGTGTTGTTTATGTACCGCGGGCTCGGTTTGCTCTTGTCGATCGGCTGGCCAAGCTCGGTCCTGACCTCGTCGATACCAATGACTCCATGATCCAAGTATATGCCGGCTGCCTGTGCGGCAGCGACCCGATCCTCAGTCTCTTTACCATCATCGAACCGTATGCGCACACGCAGCTTGAGGTGCTGCTTGACGAACAGGTTGATGACATCCTCGACGTACCTGAGCAGCGGCGAGGTACCGACCCTGAACTGAACGTCGATCTGTGTGTCCCCACTCGACTTGTTGACATTCTCTGTGAAACCTAGATCGTTGGGGGTTACACCGAACGCGGCGCAGGTGCGACGCATCAGATAGAGCGGGAACGTCTCATCAAACTTGTTTGAGGCAGGCTTCGCCTCAGTGAACTTTGCTCCTGCGGGCACCCAGCGGATCTGCCTGAGCTTCGCCTGGTCGCCCTGCATCAAGGCGTCCCATGTCTCTTGCCACGAGCTGATCTGTGCCGCGTCAGACATGTCGGGCGGAGCCTCCATGAAGCCGGCCGGCATGGTGCCCTCAGTGAAAAACTGGAGGAAGTGCCATTGGAATCGTATGTCGGTGTTGGCGCTCAGTAGCACAGCCTCGAGCGGCGCCAGCCCATACTGCGATTCCGGGAGCGGGTTCCACGGCAGATAAAGCAGATCGTCCGCAGCTAGCCAGTCCCAAGCAAGCCCCTCAATGATCTGCACGTAAGCCGGCACGATCTCGCCGCCAACCAAGCCTTCTGGGGTTAGGTTCTCGTCGTCCTCGTCTTCTGGGCGGCGTCCGTAGTAGTCGATTAGCGGAATAATCGTACTGCCGCTTACTACCTCTAGTGCGATTGGTTCGTCCGCTTCGTTGCGCCTTATGTAGAGGGCGCCGGCGTCGTAACGCAGCACGTCCTGGAGCCACTCTGCGAGCCATGTACGGAACGGCTGCCGCTTGTCCGGTGAGTCGAAGAACGCGATGGCTTCCTCGATCTCGTTTGCGACATCCGCCTTGATGCCGGGGATTGGCTCCCAGTTGTAGTCCAGCGAGCGCACATCGTTAATGAGGTGGCGCACACAGATTTGGGCTACGTCGTACGCTTCGTAGATCGCCTTGATCGTGGGGAAGCTGACGCGGTTTGAGCGCGGTGTTAGCTGTACGTTTGCGCCGACCGGAAAGTCGAATGTGCGAGCGGGACGGCGGACCCCAAAGAACGGGTCGAGCGGACGTCCTGGTGCGAACGGTGGCCCCCAGCTCAAACCTTGCGCCTCAAGGGCTTCCTCTATCTCCTTGGGTGCTTGGTCGAAGCCGCTGGCAAGGTTCTGTTTGAGCCGGGCGCTTAGTTTGGTGCTGAGCGCGCTCGTGGGCGACCAGGTGGTGACGGCACTGCCGGGCGTAACACCTGATCCGAAGCTCTTCTCTACCTCGCTTGCGTCGAGGACACCTGTCTCGACAAGGGATTGTCCTACTGATGCGAGGGTCTTGGAGATCGCGGCCGTTTCGATGGTTTTGCGGCTTGCGGCGCGGCGCGCACTGATTACAGGGACCTTCATCTACTTCATCGCCTCGATGGCTAGCCGGGGGGAGCGTCCTTGGCCGTTGAGCAATCCGTCGGTTGCGAGGATGGTGCCGTCCTTTGTGACGGTTAGCTCTATGGAGCCTGCGAGGTAGCGTTTCAGTTGGGTTGTGGTCATCACGTCGATAAGTTCGGTCATCAAGTCTCCCGCCGCGGCTTGCTGTCAGGCCCGGCCGCAGTTGAGATTTATAGGGGTTTAGCCCGAGGGCTAAATCGGACTAAAGGTTGAGCCAGCCGCCGCACTTGCCGCAACAGTGACCATCACCAAGCTCCAGAAAGCGATGGTGTCCTCCGTCCTTGCACTTCGGCTTAGCCGACATACGATGACGCGCATCAGTCAGCTTCGGTATCTGGCGGAGCTGCGCCTGGCCGTCCTTGCGGATTGCGCGCTCCTCCTTCGTTTCTTTACGCTTCGGCGTCAGCCGCATGGTGTCGAAACTCCTCGCAGTCAGCGTTTACACATTCATCGTAGCCGGGATGATCGGGGCTCGGCTGCCACGCACAGTCCGTGCGCTCACAGGCCGGTGTCTCAATCTCCTCGAACTCGACAGTACCACCGAAGTGGCCCCGTGGAATGTTCGATGCCCCATCAAACTCGTCCTCAGCCAACCAAGCCTTTTTGAACGCATCACCCTGCCCGCCAGCAGACAGTGTAAGCATCACCGCATCTGCACGATCAGGAGAGCGGCCCAAACGCTTCTTTGTCTCCTCCTTCTTCTCGACCACCTGACGAAGCTTCAAGTCGTAACTGTAACGGGGAGACGTAAGATCGGCTGCAAGCTGCTCATCCGGGTCCAAGTCAAGATCCTCCATCTGCGCTCCCGCTTCGAACCATTGCTCGCTACGTCTGTTCGGGAAACGAAGTGGCCGATGAGCTGCTTTACCTCCGTTGAAAGCGATAACCCCCAGCCCTCTAGCACGCAACTGATCGGTTACACCCCCACCCACACCTGAGTCATCAACCACAATCGTCGCTTTATCCACCTGCTGTGTAGCCCAGAAAGCGACCCTAGCAGCGGTGTGTGTGGTTGGCTTCCCGTTGAACGCCTCCACGATTCTCACAACCTGCCCTACTCGACGCACTATCACGGTCTCATCATCCCCGAAGCGTGCGACATCGCAGCCGATCGTTACCTCACCCTCCGGCTCAAGTGTACGTTGCTGCGCCTTCTCCACAGCGCTTAGCGACACAACCGTGTCCTCGCCTGTGTCAGGGAAGTTTCCGAGCGCACGTACCTGATACATCGGGGACTCGGCGCCCCACGCCTGCTTTACTTCATCATCCCAAGCGCGGCGCGGCATCGCCCTCGCTACCGCCTCAGATACAGTCTCTTTTGTGTAGTTTGGACTGTCGTTGACGCTGATGTGAATCTGATGCCAGCGCGCGCGCTCAGTTGTAAAGCTGCGGTGGAATTGCCCTCCGGGGTGTGTTGGGTTGCCGATAAGCAACACCTTCGCGCCCTCCGCTGTCAAAAACCCCTCTGCGGCTTGAAAGATTCGCTCGTCTACCCCAGATGCCTCATCCACTACGAGCAGCAAATGGTTTGAGTGATGTCCTTGGAAACGGTCCGGCTCGTTTGTGGAGATCCCTACAGCGAACCACTGTGCGCCCATCTCTAGCTTCGCCACTGTAGGGGTTGGGAAGACTTTGTCTGTGCCCATGACTGCGGAGCGTATCTCGCGCCATAGCAGCTGTTCTACCTGCAGCCATGTTGGCGCGGTCGTTATCACGCGGCTGTCTTTGTGTGCCTTCAGGAACCATAGTACGATCCTGGCTGCTATGGCGGTCTTGCCTACACCGTGCGAGGAGCGTACGGTCGTGCGTGGGTGGTCACGTACCGATTCAAGGATCTCGCGTTGCTTGCTCCACGGTTCAAACTTGAGTACGTCTCGGCAGAAGGCTACAGGGTCGTCGGCGTAGAGTTTAGTGTTGGTCTCTGCCGCTATGTAGGCGCCTACGCGTTCGTAAACATTCATCCGGCGAAAGCGTCCGGGTAAAGCGGCAGATCAGACGCGAGACGGTCTATGCCTTCTTGGGCTTGCTTGTCGTCTCGCAGCTCACAGAACTTCTCGAAGTCGGCGTAGTGTTTGAGCCGGAGCGCCTCCTCTAACGTCGGCACGTCGTCATCAGATTCTAGCTGCTTGCCCCAGCACTTGCTGCCGCATTGGGCGCACTTTGAGAAGGCTGGTGTGAAGGGCCAGCAGGAGCTGCAGATTGAGCAGCGGTAGCATCGTTGGTTTCGCATAGCTCCTCTGCTTTCCAATCTAGCAAACGGTGTTGAGGGCATCGCCGGCACAGGAGATGGTGATGTCCGTCCACAGGCTTTTGCCGCCAGATCCCAGACCAGCCACACAGTGAACACGAGCCAACCCACAAGCCTGTCATCCTCTCACACGTTCTTTGCTAGGTAGGCCGGCGTTAGCTCGGCGGGGTCCCACGGATTGAAGTTGTATCCGAGCCGCTCCAGGCTGCGTGCTGCGAGCCCCGAGCAGATCGACGTGCCTTGTATCCCGAAGTCGATGCGGCCCTTGGTTAGGGTTTTGACGGCGATCGCTGCGATCGTCGCCCAGCCGTACTTCTCGCCAACGCATGTGCGAGCAAACAGGGCTGCGTTGCCGCGCATAGCACCACAGTATTCTCCTAGCACGTGCCCTCGCGGCTGTGCTTTGATCGGCTGCGTGTCGAGGTAAGGGTACTTGTCCGCTTTAGACAGCACGACGCCTTGTGTTAGAGCCTCAACGATCTGGCCTCCGCCTACATACACCGCTACGTGGTTCCAAGCTGCTGCTTCTTTGCCGTAGCCGCGCTGCCCAAACCGGATCAGTTTAGATACAAAATGGTTTGTGCGGACCAGCAGAATGTCGCCGGGCCGCACGCTACGCAGCCCGCTTCAGCGGGTTAGGGACAAGCCCTCTTGTCGTTGCTGGCGCAGACGGTTTCGGTGCGAGCTGCTGTTGCAAAGCTACTGCGTGCTCCTCGTCAAGCTCGTCTGAGAACTTCAACACCTCTACAGGATTCGTGTAGAACGCGCACGTGTTGTTCTGCGCCTTCCTGCCAGTGTTCGATCCGTCCGCAGCGACAATCGTGCCCTCGCCTGAGCCGGACCAGTTGGTGGAGCCCTCCCACGCCACGACACCGTCGACTACGCCGCCCTTAGTGTGGCTGATCTGATGCGTGGCCGACTGTCCGATTGCGAAGCTCGCGCGGACTGCCGGGTCCCAACCTGCGAGGATCTTCTTCTCGTGGACACCCCCAGACTGCGACTTGTCGAGCGTGCCCTGGACGAACACATGATCGTTGTCGATCAGACCGGCTATCAAGGCGTTCAGCTCGTCGTCGTCGTAGCCGAACATATTGAGCTTCAGAGACCGGGTGCAGCGGCTCAGGACGTACTTGAGGGCACCGTGAACGTCGTCTCTACCGACGTAGAGGACGCGGAAGTCTTTACTGTCGTTTGGGGCGAAGCTTCGCTCCTTCGTGAACAGCGCGAGGTCATCCAGCGTAAACCGCTGGAGCGTGGTCCGTTTCTGATCCAACATCGGCGTTTCGCTCGCCTTCGGCTCGGTCATCGTAGCCACTCCTGCAGGGGGCGGCGCAGCAGGATACGGTACACGACGTTCGAGACCGCCAACCCTACTCCTAGGCATGTTGCGAACGGATGTCTCATAGCTGACCTTCTTCAATTGCGGTCTTGAGCGAAACGCAGGCTTGTACCATGAACGCGTCACGAGTGTCCCCGTCAGGGTTTATCATCTGTGCGAGGCTCTCTCGGTCGGTTGGGCGGCAGGCTAGTACGTGCAGCTCGTCACCGATAGGGATGCAGACGGGCATGATGCCCTGGTTTAGTAGTGCTATAGCGTATGCGTAGGCGTTAGGTAGGGTCTCAACCTCGTCGTCCTCGTCGTACATTAGCTAGGTCGGCTTAGGTACAGGACGACAAGCACAAGCGCGGCGGTGACTATCGCAAATATAAGGAGACCCATCAGCGGGACCGTTTCTGAAGCTGTTCGTACCTGTACAGCCGGTTGAGCTTGTTCCAGCCGCCGTGATGCTTGGCCTCAAAAGTGATCTCGCGGCGCCTAACAAGCATCCTTCTGCGCAGGTACAGTCGGCGGAGATGAGTCGGCACAGTTTTACGTCTGATGATTTGGTCCCACTCTCGGCACCAGTTGATCTCGTCGTTAGGCTGCCAAGTTGAGGGTAAAGGGGCAGGGGCTGCGTCAAAGAACGTGTCTCGACACCAGCTGATGTCGAGGTTGCGCCCGAGCGCTTTGTCATAGAACTGAGTGGCGTCTGAGCCAGGCTCGATGTGCGGGGCGCCTGTGTAGTGGGCTGTCCAGAGACGGTACTCGTGTCGTGCGATAACGGTCTTGGCCAGTGCCGAGATCACTGCGGGCATTGTGGATGTGTTCGCGTAGAAACACGGCAGGTGTTTCCCGAGAGCGATCTGCCTGTGAAACCATGCTGGTGCTTGATCTGGTGTTGCGTCCCCGGTCTCTACGTCGAGGCAGTCTGCGTCGTGACTAGAGTTGACTGCGATCGATAGCCGGTGAGCGTTGGGGAAGCGTTGAGCTAGCACGGGGAAGGTGGGCCAGTTGCCGGAAGTGTAGCCGGCCACCGCTTCGGCTGTTCTCGGTATCTGCGATACGTCAACGCTGTCGTACATTGTGACGGTCACGTGAAACCTCCTGGTCAGACTTTGGTCGGGCCGGCTCCTCTACGCCTAGCTCGGCGTGTCGAGTTTGCTTGATCCGGTTACGCATCGATTCCATCAAGATGTTGACTGCCTTGTATGCCTCACCTGGGGGGAACGTGGCCTCGAGCACGGTTTGAGCTTGCTCCTCGCCGTCGGGTTGCTCTACGATCAGGATAAGTCTTGCGTCAGGCATCTAGAACTCTGCGCCGCCGATGAAGTCTGGTGTTGGTTTGCCTCCGTGTTGGCAGGGGCACTCGGCGCTGCAAGTGTGAACCGAAGCTAACTCAGGGGCCTTATCTCTCCGCACATCCTCTTGTATGCAGTCGCCCAAGCACTCGCGACAAAGAAGCTGGTCAAGCAGCAGCAACACGAGCGTACGCACCGCCCGCTCGTCATCAACCGGCGCCTCTATACTCCCCTTCACAGAGTCCGTCTCGTCACCGGACTTCTCGTCGTACAGCGTCAGCATCAGTTCGGTCATCGTTGGGCCTCCTTCGCGACCTTGGCCAGCCGCCCGGTCAGCACACGGCGAGACCGGCGGAACCGTGGGCGGCCAGCCTTGATCCGGTCGCCGGGGATGTAGACGAAGTTCGGCACCCACGGTATGCCGGCGAAAACTCGGGTCTTCTGGCCGATGTAAGGCAAGGTTACACTCCTATGTCGACAGGGTCTATATTTAGCCTTCGGCAGCAGTGTACAGCAAGATCGTAGCTGATGCGCTTGTTCGCGGGAGCAGAGCATTCTCGCATCCCCAGGAAGCGTTCTAGACGACTCTTGTCCCCTATCCTTTCCCCTTTACGTGTATGCGCGGACTTCTTCCAATCTAGTTCAGCGGCGCTACCACACAGCGTAGCTTCTCCTCTCTGCACTCTCAGCAGCAGGATCTCACGGAGCGGTGAGACCGGTGTGCTGTTCGCTAGCGAGCACCTCATATTCCCTATCCGCCTTTGAGTAAGGAGGGCGTGCTCTGCTGCGCTAACCGAACTACAGGTGCCCGTAACTGACGCCCGATGCCTGCTCTCCGACGCTCCGCCCGGTTAGGCATACGGAACTCGTCCTCACCGATCTGGATCATGCTCACACGCCCTACACGTTGAAGGTATTGGAGCGTGTTCTGTCGGTCCTTGACGCCCTTCTTCTTCCTGGGGAAGCGGGCTTTGCCTACCTTGCTGCTGTCGAGCTTCATGGATCGGACGCCCGGGCGTACTACGCGGCTGGTGAGTGCAGATGACTTGCTCATCCGAATATTTGGGTTGCGACCCATATGACTGCAGCCCAGAACACGAGCAGATACATGATGATCCCTAGGGCTAGCCAGTCAACACGACGCTTCATGGAATCGTTGATCTCCTCTAAGTTAGTTGCTGCCCGGCTACCGTTGGCACGTATGCTGGGCTTGCCGGGCAGCTAGCACACACTCCACATGTGCTGGCCCGTCTCAGGTGGCCGCGGTAAGTTTACCACACCTTACCTGGCGTAGTACAGTCTGAATCCTCTGGTCTGCCGACCGTACTGTTCGCACGCCGCTTCGCTTGGGAAGAAAATGTCCAACTGGCTACCTTCACCAATATGGTCTAGCACCTGGAACACTCGGCGACCAAACGCCGGCCTATCGAGCTTGATCCACGTGCCTAACGGAAGGAAACCGGGGAGCACCGCTACCTCGCCTAGATAGGCTGGGGTGCCGCTCGCCGTGAGCCCTCCTTGTGCGTAACAGGTCGAGGAGACCTCGAAGTGTTGGCCTAAGTGTTGGCGGTGATGTTGCGTGTGAAACAATGTGGTGAGGCTTATGAGTACGGCTGTTAGGTGGGTTAGCACCGGCAGAGCCTAGCATATTTGCTCTACCACTATCCGGTTTTGCCACTCTGGTAGGTTGCTAGGCTGAAGCGCCTCCGCGTCTTCACAAACTTCTCCGCTGTTGCCTAGGCCGCCAAAGCTGTCTCCTAGCGATGTTGGTTTGTGGTAGCAGCTGGCGTGCGGCTCTGAAATTGGTTCGGGTCCCATCATACGCCTGCTGTTACAGGGTCTAGGTTTAGGCCGTGTGCGATCCTTACAGCGGTCTCATACTGCATTGTCTCACATATCTTGTTTGCTTCTGGCATCAGTCCTAGCCTCCGTTTTAGCCAGCATCTGTCTCCTTCACGTCTGCGGCCTTCTCCGCTCGACTTCGTTGCGCCACAAAATGTGGCTAGCTCATTCCAGGTGTATCCTTGAGCGATCATCTTTAGCGCTTGCTCGCGGAGCGGCGCGTTAGATACATGCTCGGTCATCGCTCGTGGCTCCTATCGCGGTTAGCTCCTCCTGCATAAGAGCAGACACTTTAGCATGCTTCGTCACGACGACTCCGGTTCGCTTGCAGCCAAGACCCCGAGCAAACGCTGAAACTCTGCGACGACCTCCTCGGTGTTCGTACCGTTACTCAAAGCGAGAGCCGCCATGAAAGCATTAGCAAAGAGCCTGCTCTGCGCTTCCTCCAGTTTCGTTTTCCTGTCTTTGAGACCGAGCTTCAACATACTGGTCGACACACGCTCAGTACGGTCAAGCGCGCGCTCGTAGATAGCAACCAAAGCGTTGACGTCTTCTACCCCCAAATCGCTTTCATGCGTCCAGCCCTTTAGCTCGGCGACCTTTCCGCGCAGAATATTCTTCAGAGCAACTACCTCAGCGCCTAACGAGAGCAGCTCTTCAACAGGATCGAAGTCTGGCTCGTACCCCTCAGCACGCAGAATCTTAGACGCTTCTCGTCTAACCAGCTCAGCCTTAGCTCCTTGCCTATGCGTGATCGTGCTGCCGCCGTGCCGGCTACAACGCCCTGCCCCAAGGTGGTCTGTGCCTGCTCCGGCTACTCGTTTACAGGGTCCTTTGGAGGCTTTCGCTCCGCACCTCTCCTTGTCAGGGCCCGCTGCGGGCATTACTTGTCAGCGTTCTTTATTAGCATCAGTCTGGCCAGCCTACTCCATAGGTCGCTTCGTGTAGTTCTCTTTCGAGCGAGTCCGCTTTTGGGTGTTTGTCGGTGAGAGTCTTCTCTAGACGGTATTTAGCGCTTCGGAGCTTTTGCTTTCGCTTATGAAGTGTTTGGGTAGCTACGTCGTCTTCGTTGAGTGCTTTGGTGAGAGTGCGCCGAGCGTCGCGTAGTCGTTTCGGTTGCTTGCGCTGCCAACGACGTATTTCGCGTTTCTCCTCGCTTACAAGGCTTGCCTCATCAGCCATTCTAGCTACCGCTACTCTGCCGATAGCCTCTGGCTCGTCCTTCATAGCCTTAGATGAGAAGTTGGTGTAGTCGCCGCTAGTGCGGTATCCGGTCGGCGCTAGCAAAAGAGGCTCGTCGGCTACTTGCTTCCCTGTTCTCCCAGCTAACGTGCGGTTCGATTGCCAGCTTTTAGGTGTAGGCACGGGGTTTATTTCTTGGCTTTGGGTGCGCGTCTACTTGGGGCAAACTTGGCTGAGCGTTCCTATTGGACGCCAACACACGGGCCACGGCGACTATAATAGCACATCTACCCGACGCATCAAGCTACTTTGTTCTCGTATCGTTGTTTGCGGTTCCCTCTGCGTTTCTCTTCGCGTTTCAGCGCGTACGCCTCTCGTACGGCTAGCGCGAACTTTCTCGCCTCTACTCGACTGATCGCCTCGGGCTCTTCGGGCATAGCGCGCCCTAGCAGCGAGGTGTATCCGTGTCCGTCGCCTGGCGAGCCTGTCGGCGCCAGTAGGTTTATTCGGTCTGTGTGGTCTCCTGCCACGATCACGATCAGCCATAACGCTCGCCAGCTCGGCCCGTGGTCCTCGCGTTGCTTCTCGTATTCGCTTTTCCCAAATCTGCGTAGTACGTCTCCGTCGCTGAGCAGGTCCACGGCTAGAACGGTGTATGCGACGCCGGCAGACGTGTAGTTTTTGCCTTCCTCTGCGTACTTGGGCTTCTCCAGCCTCCACGCTTTGCATGGCTTCTGTTTCTTTAGCTCAACGATCTCCTCAGTTGTTAGTCTCAAGAGAGGCTCCACGTGCGCGCTTGCTCGCCGCCGCTTAGCTGCCTTATTCTATCTATGTCGTAGGGTTTGGTCTTTGCATAGCTCTTGCACAGCCGGCCTAGCTGTTCGAGTTTTTCCATTGCCTTCCCGACTGCTCGCGGTGTCAGTAGCCAGATTC